TTATGGGTATAGTACTTTATCGCTATGCAGTGGTCGGCTTCGAAGTCTACCGCGCGCCCCTTCACAAGTGAAGGCGCTGCTTCGGTTCTTGCGCTCCCCCCCGTTGTGTTTGCGAAAAAAAATGATATCAAGCGAAGAAGAGGCTTTATGAGCCTTAAAATAGCGGTTCTTTTTTCTGAGCAATAATTATACGTCCGATGAGAGATCGTGGGTTTTAGGCGCTGAAAACCCGCGAAAATTGAGGGGAGTATATAAATGAAATCACGGTTTTTAGGGGCCCACCAAACAGGCAAAGGAACAAGACAAAGCAATTTGCTTTGTCCTTTCTTTTGTTTGAGGGAGGGGACTATATTACCATATAAGAAGGATTTTAAGCAAAATCAATATGGGCAAACCATATAATGTAGTAATATAGTAAATACTTTCTATTACTACAAGTTTGCGGACCTATTACTTTTACACTATAACTACTATATTACTATATAATCACTATGTACTTACTATATTTACTATATTACTTACTATATTACTACAATATTACTATGTTATATAAAGATATATAATATATATGTAATAAGTATAAAGATGGGCCGTAAAATTCGCTTTTGTATATATTATTTTGATTAATATTTTGGTGACGACTTCCATAAAAGTTGGTATTATATATGACAGAAGATAAAATTTTTTCACAAGCTGATCTTGACAGGATTATCGGAGAGCGGCTTGCACGGGACAGAAAAGAACGTGCGGAAGAGTCCAATGTTATTGATGGGCTGAAAAAGGAACTTGCTGATGAGAAAGAAAAAAATGCTGCGTATGGCCTAGAAAAGATTAAGACTAGGCTAGCGCGGGAGGCAAAGCTTCCGGATGGTCTTTTAGGCTTTGTGCAAGGCACTGATGAAGATAGTATTCGAGATTCGGTTAATGCCTTGATAACGGGAATTGGGCCCGGACCAAACGTAGGTGGATCATCTAATCCTGCTGGTGGCAACACCTCACCGAAAGTTTACACGAAAGCAGAACTGGAGAGCATGTCCCCAGATGCGATCAATCAGGATTGGACTAATATACAGAAGCAGCTGGCTTCTGGTCTAGTAAAATAATATTAAGGAATTATTATGAGTGTTGAAGGATTTATTGGCACTGTTTGGAGTGCTAGACTATTAGAAAACCTACAAAAGAGTTTGGTTTATGGACAGCCCGGTGTTATTAACCGTGATTATGAAGGCGAAATAAGCGGCAAAGGAAGCACCGTTAAGATAACTTCTATCGGTGATATTACTGTTGGGAATTATACAAAGGACAGCGATATATCTGATCCAGAAGCCCTTAATGATGCTCAGGCAACGTTGACCGCTACTGAAGCGAAATATTTTAACTTCTCCGTGGATGACGTAAGCAGGGCCCAGATGGCAAATAACGTCATGGACGCTGCTATGAGGCAGGCTGCCTATAATCTGTCAGATGTCGCTGATCAATTTATTGCTGGTTCTTCTTATGTTGATGTTGCAACCGCCAACAAGATCGGATCTGATACTGCTGGCAAGGTTCCAAATACAACACCAGGGACAACTGCATATGATTATCTGTTGCAGATGGGCACCAAGCTATCTGAAGCGAATGTACCAAAGCAAGGCCGCTGGGTTGTTGTACCACCCTGGTTTGTAGAGAAGCTGGCTGCTGATGCAAGATTCACTGATGCAAGCGCAAGTGGTTCTACAGATGCACTGCTTAATGGTATGGTAAAGAGGGCTGCTGGATTTGATATTCTGGAGTCTAATAATGTGCCTACTGTGGCTGGTGCTGGCGGAGATGCTGGTAAGACCAACTACAAGATCATTGCGGGTGTACCGAGTGCTATTACATTTGCGGATAGCGTGAATAAGGTTGAAGCTTATAGGCCGGACAAGAGGTTTGCGGATGCTGTTAAAGGCTTGCATGTCTATGGCATGAAAGTTGTAAGACCGGCTGCATTAGCACTTTTGACTGCACGGGGAACCGCTTAAGGTGATTCAAAATGGTAAGAGATGTTTTAACGGGAAATGACGTTGCGTGGAATACTTTCCAGAATGAAGATGTTGGCGTCGCTATTGACAAGGCTGACGATGCTGAGATTAGCGTTGCTGATGTAGCTCAGGCTGATCATAAGGCCTTGATGCTCAGGTTTTCTATTAGCGCGGCTACCGCTGCTGATACTATTACTATTAAGGCGGGAGATGGCTTTAGAAGTGGACTAGGCGATCTGGTACTGAGCCTAACAGGCGGAGCACAAGAAGTTCTGTGCGGGCCATTAGAGACAGCTAGATTTAAGATCCAGAATGCGGTAACCGACAAAGGCAAGATCCATATAGATTATGCTGGGTCTACTATTGCTGGAACTGCTTTCCTGTATCTGATTGAAAAGTAGAGGGCAATAGAATGCCTTCTATTTCTTTATGGGATGCCTGGCAAACGGGAATAATAACAGAAGAGCAATATAATGCGTTGTTGGAGAATGGTGCGTTTCCTAATACGATTTGGACACCTGGAGCATTAGATGCGCCATTGACATCGGCAACGCTAACTGTCGTAAAAACTGTTGAACTTGCAGGCACTAAAACGCAATCTGTCGTTGTAAAAAATACGGGAAGCACAAATTCCTTGAAGGTATTAGTTGAATTTTATGTGGACGATATGCAGGTTACCTATATCGACAATATTGTTGAGCCCGACAATGACCCGCATTGGCTAAATATGGAGGGCGCATTTACAAAGGCTGTAATAAGTGTCCAGGATGCGGTGGCGGGCGATCACACTACATATAAGATTGGGGTCCTGGCAGCATGACTATTACGGATACGGTGCCTTATGCAAGCGTTTTGGAGTCGAATGATTATTTCGATGCAACAGATAATCACATGTATTGCAGCGAATGGAATTTTACCACTCCGGGAGCTACTGCGCAGCTCACAACACATATGTCACTGCCGCTGGCTGAAAGGCTGACTTTTGTTGCGAAGAATCCGGGCATTGCTGGCAATCTGGTGAGCGTTGAATGTGAAACAGGGACTGGACCTGGCGGCGCCTTAACAATTGTGGTTACGGGCACGCATATTTTGATTCAAATGGCGACAGGCGGAAGCGCAACCTATCAAATAAGAACGTTGATGCTGGCTACGCCTGCGGTTATGGCATTGCTAAGCGATGTCATAAAGTATGGAAATATGGTGTATAGTGACCATTCTACTGATTTTTTGTCTGGCGGTGTGGATCCTTATGTGGCGCCAAAATTGCCTTGCTTGTGCGAGGCTACCAGGAAGATCGATGGTTTGAATTTAGCGGGCAAGAAAGTTCTGACTACGCAAGTCAATCAGTTCCCGAGAACGTATATCCGGCCTGATGGCACTGAATATACGCAGACTGCGGTTCCGGAAGATGTGAAACAAGCGTGCTGCGAGGAAGCTTTGGCTATCTTGAAATATGGGAACACATCGCGGTATAAGCTTAAGACCGAGGGCGTATCTAGTTTTACTGTTGGGTCAATTTCTGAAACTTTCGATGGCAAGGTGTCTGCACTTCTCAGCCAGGAAGCTGCCCGCATCATGAAAAAGTATGTGGGCAAGGGCTATGTTATGAGGCGGTAAGATGGTTGTTACAACGCCTTCTAGCATATCTTTCTACTTGAATACGCCGGTTGTTCTTTCAGACAGTAATAGCGAATATTATGGTACTGCACCTTATTTTTCTACTGCCGTTAATTTAATGGTGCGTTGGGAAGATCTTACAAAAGAAATTGTTGGCCTGGCGGAGACGTATGAGCCGATTAATGCCGTGGTTTCCACTGATGTTTTTATCGATTTTGATTTAACTTATAGATTGCGGTTTTTTATAAAAGAAGGAAAGCCATACTGGATCAAGCAGATGAAGGGTGTGCCTAATCTGGATGGCGGCATAGATTACTATCAGTATTTTGTGGTTAGAATAGCGCATCTTCCGTAAAACTTTTTTGTATTACGTTATATTGAATATAAGTTCTTTTTTGGAATTGGGGAGCTTATATTTCAGTCTACCATAACCTGAAGCCAAGGAAAAAAGGCAAAATTTT